AGTTTTATCAAAATGTTTAGGCGGTTTTTTAAATATATGGTTAATTTTTGGGTTTGAATAAACTAATATGAAATTTTTAGGCTTTTTGTTTTTATCAAAATACGGCTTAATAATATCAAATCTTTTAGTCCATAATGCAAAATTACAATGTGGATTTTTAATAGCAATATTTATATAATTAATTAAATTAATGGTTGCTTTTTTCTTATCTAAATCTAATTCCCCGTGAGAATTAAATCTAAAAAACGCTTGATTAATTACTGGGAGCGCGTCAGGGTGTAAAATTTTTGATGTTAATAAGTCGCTGTTGCGCTGTAATGCGGGGGCCATATTTTGTCTAAATGTTTTAAGCATTGTCCAACTATAACAATGTGTACAAATATTGTCTGGATCATTTTTTGTATTTTGTTTTTGACAATATTTATTTGTGGCCGTATTTGTAGAAATTGACTGAAAGCCCTCTAATTTACCCGTCATTTTTGAAATATGTATCATTATGTTATATAAGCCGTTTTAATTTTATATTCTGGATATAGTTTTTTTAATTTGTGTTTTGCCTCTAATTCCATCGCATAAGTATCAATTGTAATAATTAAGTCATCATCATCTTGCATATAATAAATATTATCCGTGCAATTTTCTTTATTGGTTATAAATTCTTTTAATTTCATATTAAACAATCTTTACAATAACGCGCGTCATAGGTTGAATACCAATCGGGGCGTATTAATTCCCCGCAATGTCTACAATTAAGAAATATATCCCCTTTTTTTGAATTGTCTTTTTTGGGTCTTTTTGGTTTATCTTTTTTTATATTTATTTCTAATTTTTCTATTGACATATATTCCCATATAATAGTATAACTTCAATATGTCAATACTTAAAAATAAAATAATATGGAGGTATAAAAAGTTATGACTAAATCAACATATCCGACTAAGTATCAGTTGGAGCACTTAAAAAAGCGTATCAATTCCGAAATTGATCCATTAATAGATCAAGCGGAATTGAGCGTCAAATCAATTGTTGCGGATCTAACCGAAACCGCGGAATTGAAACTTGCTAAAAAAATCAAAGCGGATGTTGTTATAAAAGAACTAGAAAGCGCTATTGCTGAACTAGAAATAAAACAACGTAAAGCGATGACATTTTTTGGCAAGATTAATAATAGAGAATTGAAGGAAAATCTAAGTTATAAATTTAGAAAAACCGACAATGACAATTATTACTCACGCGACAGCTACGGGCGGGGAATTCAACCCTCCGATTGTCGAGAACAATTGCGCGATTGGGCCTCACATTTGGCCCAAAAAGAGGCTGAAAAAACACCAGAAGGAAAGAAGGTTAAGGAACTGAAATTGTATAAACAAAGCGCGATCAATTCAGTTTTTGAGTGTGGCGTTCCAGAGCAATTAAACATCGTATTAGAGAAGGTTTTAAGCGGTGTTGGTATTGTATGGAATAAAACTAAGGCGCTTCAAATCGAAAATAAAGGATATAATTAAAATGGAATATCACATAATAAAACGTTTTAAATATACAAGCGGTGATAGTATGTATTCACACATTAGAACCGAAAAAACAATTGAGAAGGCAATTGAAAAAAGACTATATTTAGAAAAATTAGAAGATCAAAAAAATATATCCTTTGAAATTGTCATAAATATAGACAGCGTTTTCGATTATATAAACGCTAGAGAAGGTAAACAAGCGGATCAAAAACCGCTTGTTTTAACAGAGGAAGTCGCTTAAATATTGACTTCAACGGGTTTCAACGTATAACAATTGTACGTTGAAACCTGAGAAAAAATTATACCAAAAATTTAAAAAAAATACCCCTTTAATTCAACATACACGCTTAGAGACTTATATCAATTTAGGCGTTCCAGATGTACTTTGTTATAATGATTTATGCGGTTTTTTTATGGTTGAGTTGAAATATACTACTACAAATAAAGTCCGATTTTCACCCCATCAAATATTATTCCATACCCAAAAAACAAAACGGAATTTTCTGTTATTACAACACGCCCCGCCCCGCCTTCCCTCAACCATAAAACTTTATGAAAGTAAATCTATTGAAGGTTTACTATTGGATCATAGAGAAGTGAAGCCATTGGCCCTTAATGATTGGGCCCTTATTCAAAACAAATTAATCGGAATTAAAAACTAACCGCGCCCCGCGATCCTTCCCCCGCTATTCGCGAACCGCATATCTAATTTTTGCATATACTACATATAGTATGTCAAGATAATTTATGGGATATTATGGGAACATATTGTCGCACACGTGTGGGTTGTGCTTGTGCCCTTCGGGCCCACCCACCCCCCACCACCAAAACCGATTCGCGTCTCGCGTGTATTGCAAGTTTTGCATACAACCTGTGCTTGTGCCCTTCGGGCCCACCCTCCCTAAAAAAATAAAAAAAGAAAAACCCCAGTCCACTTTCGTGGACTGGGGTTCGTTGTTAATTACAATATTTATCGTAATATTCTAAAAGCCATTTGGGTATGATAGGTTTTACCCATAGTTGGGGTCTATTACGAGGATTCCATAGTCTAGGTCTATTACTCATCTCTTCTCCTTTAATTATCCCCGAGCCGATGAACTCGGCTCGGGGTTGGTTGTACTAATATTCTAGGTTCTTGTTTGGATCGGATTTGATTATATATAAATGTGTCATTGCGAAACCTTCTTGGCAACCTCGTTCAAGTTTACCAATTAATTTTTCCCTCAAAGCTATTTCACATTGATATCTAGCAATCAAATCAGTTTCACCCTCACCCCACGCCCGAGGAATATCGGGCGTGTCTTTCTCTACTGCTATGTATCTTACCATTTTTTTACTCCTTTAACTTGGGCATCGACTCGCTGAATGTTTGCCTTCTCTTCAGCGATCCGCTGCTTTCGTTCCTCATCTGTCTCGTACCTTGTACGAGTTTTTCTATTCTCACTACCCATAAAACCATCTTTATTTTTTGGATAGTAATACTCTGTTATTTTCTTTTTATTTGCTTTCACTTGCTTTTCTATTTCTAAAAGTTCCGTGAAAGTCTCATTACCTCGCAACGGAACACCTAAGTGTTCCGCTACAATTTTATAATTGATCTTCATATCTTCTCACGCTCCGTTGTTAGATTATACCCTAGCTTTTTTATTAGTTCGATAACTTCAGGCAATAGGGTTTTGTTGCCTGATATCGAGGCGAATAGTTTCGCCTTATTGCAAACGGGGTAGACACGCTCCACCCCGTAAACATTTTTTTTAGATACTACTAATTTCATTTGTAGTACCTTTTTTGTTTTTGTTTTCCAAACCACTTACTCTAATACTTAATAATTGTATGAGTTGATTATTACTTTTAACCATCTCAAACAAATCTCTAATCAATATTAAAATTTCTTTATCAGACATTTTAACATTAGAGGGTAGTTTTTCTAACATTACTTTTTTAAAGTGTTTCATTTTATTTCTTCTTTCTTTGTTGTTTAAAGTTAATTAGACCTTATCACTTACCCTTACAAAGGTAAAGAAATAATTCCCATAAAAACCCATAATGGTCAGTGTTGCATATTTACTACATTCCGAAATTGCATAACTACATCTTGTGTCAAGCAAAAAGTTACACACTATATGTAGGCTCGTGAACTATGGGCCCACCCACCCTAAACATAGGGGTCCCTACGCAAATCTAAAATCCAAAAATATTTAGACCCCCACACCCCCTTTTGGCTAGTGTACTGCGGGCCCACCCTATATACCAAGTTTTAGACTTATACTTGCAAGAATTAGAAAATGGCAATATGATAGAGGGGGTACCCCTAAAAAAACAACAATTGGTACAAAACAGAGTTGAAAAAAATTCTGCAAAAATTTTTATGAAACAGGAAATTATAGATAAACTTCCACCTGACGCTAAAAAGCAATTTCTTAAATACGCGATCAAATTATCAGAAAAGAAAAAACAAGGTCAAGTCAACAACGACTTTTTATCTTTTGTTAAACACGTGTGGCCAGAGTTTATTGAAGGCAAGCACCACAAAAAAATCGCGGACAAATTTAATAGACTTGCAAAAGGTGAGATTAAAAGATTAATTATTAATATGCCACCTAGGCATACTAAATCAGAGTTTGCGTCCTATCTTCTTCCCTCTTGGATGGTAGGACGAAGACCTGATCTTAAGATTATACAAACGACCCACACAACGGAGTTAGCAATTCGTTTTGGACGTAAAGCTAAAACTTTAATTGATTCTCCTGAATACCAACAAATATTCAAGACAAGACTCAGAGAGGATAGTCAGGCAGCTGGTAAATGGGAAACTGAACAAGGTGGTGAATATTATGCAGCCGGTGTTGGCTCTGCAATCACGGGCCGTGGTGCGGACTTATTGATTATCGATGACCCACACTCGGAACAAGATGCATTGAATCAACAAGCGCTGGAACGTGCATATGATTGGTATACATCAGGACCACGTCAAAGACTTCAACCCGGTGGATCAATCGTAGTTGTAATGACTAGATGGAATATGAAAGATCTAACTGGGATGTTATTAAAATCTCAAAAAGAATTAAAATCAGATCAGTGGGAGATCATAGAGTTCCCAGCGATAATGCCATCAGGCAAACCTGTGTGGCCACAGTATTGGAAACTAGATGAGCTTGAATCTGTCAAAGCCAGTTTGAGCGCTGGTAAATGGAACGCACAATGGATGCAAAATCCTACAGCTGAAGAAGGATCGTTAATCAAACGAGAGTGGTGGAAAGTTTGGGACAAAGATTTCATCCCACCTTTAAAACACGTTATACAATCTTACGATACAGCTTTTTTGAAAAAAGAATCTGCCGATTATTCTGCTATAACTACGTGGGGTGTATTTCATCCAAATGAAGATAGCCCTGCTAATCTAATACTATTAGATGCTTTTAAAGATAAACACGCTAGGGTAAACGCTGTGGCACCGCTTTTTGAAAGTGGCCAAATTTGGGCGCCGGATGAAAAGTTCGCAGAAGAAGTTATTGAGGAATGTGCATCATTTCCGTATGGAGATCACGACGATTTGGTGGACAGTACTACACAAGCAATAATGCGTTTTAGACAAGGAGGGTTCGTGGCGCATCCAGAAGATTTAAAAGAGGACACACTTCCTCGAGTTGAAAGAACATATTACTAGTTATGATTTTAGCAGCACCTTTAGTTATCCCATTTGCAAAAGCCGTCGGTCTATCAGTTGGCACATTAGGTATGGCTGCACTTGCAGATAAAGTAAACGACTACATTGAAACTAATCCAGAAGAGTCAGCTATGATTTTAAAAACACTTATACCTAATCTAGGTATAGGTGAAATTTTTATGAACAAAGAAAAAATATCTATCGAAGATTTAGATGAAATGTCAGATCAAGAGGCCGCAGATTTACCTACAGATATTAAAGCAGATTTAATGAAACAAGGTGGTAAAAGTAGAGGAGGTGGCAAAAGAGAATTAATGAAAGAACTTTCAAGAAAATTAGGATTGTCTGGTCCTGGCAAAGAACAAAAAGATATGGAGTATGATGCCGATGAAAGATACGAAGGTGGGGTAACAGAAAAAGCGGACGGCGGTGCGATAGGTATTGAAGTTTTATTTACAGAAAAGAAACCAAGAAAAGATTTTAACACTGGTGGTAGAGCAACAACTGCAGATTTTGCAAAAGCTTTAAAAAGCGTAAGTGCCGGAACAACTTACCAACAACAAAGACAAGCAAAAGATTATGCAAGACAAGAAGCAAGTAATTTATTAAGTCAAGCAATACGATCTGGAAACCAATCAGGACTTCAAAGTATACTTCAAGGAGTGGGTGGAATAACATCAATACCCGGAATGCAATTTAATAGAAGTGGAAATCGTATAACAAGTGTTCCAGCAACAGGTCCTGGTAGGGATGCAATTTTAAATGCAATGGCTAATCAAATGTTAAGCACTACATCTTATGCAGCTTCAGATCCTTTTAAAAAAAGAGTAGATGAACTTGATGCTATAAGAGCAGAAAACCAAAGAATTGTTAATCAGTATATGCAAAACAATCCACCTGCTCTTGGAATTATAACTGGTCCAATGGGAGGAGGAACTCCAACACCACCTAAACTAATATTTGAAGATCAAGCTTTATTAAGTCAACTTACAAAATTAACTCCTGAACAAGCAACTTATTTTGATCCTTTTGAACAATTAAGTGATATAGATCAATATAATTTAGCACAGGCATTTCCTCAACTTCAATCTCAATTAAGGAATCCTAATTTTGTTTCCTCTTCAGGTCCTTTAGATAAACAACAAATTTTTGAAAGAATATATGGTCTTAAAGACGGTGGTCGAGTTGGTTTTGACCTTGGAGGTTTAACAGGCCCTGCAAAAAATATTTATGATAGTATGATGGCTGCAGGATATTTTACAGAAGATGAAATTAGAAACGCGATCATCGGTGCGGGTTATGAAATACCTGGTGCATCACCAGCCCAACCAGAACAAGTTACAGGAATTATTGGTGCACAATTAAATCAAGATAGAGATGATGGACCCAAAGGAGACTTTGGTTTATTTGGAAATTTATTAAAAGATACAGAAAAAACTTTTACTAAAAATGTTTATACAGAGATAGGCCCTGGTAAATTTGATTTTGTGCCGACAGAAGTTACAGGGTACAAAAATGTTAAAACAGGAAACTATCAAACAGAAGCAGGTAAAAATATAAATCATTTAGGATTAGAAATCCCAACTATTGCAGGAATGTTATTTGATAAAAATTTTGGTAAAGGACCACAAGTAGGTGATATAGAAGGAACTTTTACTAAAGGTATTCCAACAAATTTTTTTAAAAATCCTTTTGGTATATTTAAAAAACAACAAGCAACCATTGCAGATATTAATGCTATGAATAAAAAAGCTGTTGATGAGTTAAGAGCAAAACAAGCAGCAGAGAAAGCTGCCAAAGAAGCAGCCAGAGCTGCGGAGATGGCAAGATACAATATTACATCTGATTCTGATTTTGGTGGTGGAATTCCTGGTGGTGGAGGTGGTAATGTGAGAACTACTGGTGGTGATGTTTATGGTGGTGCTGCATATGGTTACAATGAAGCTGCAGAAAAAACAGATTATTTTAAAGACGGTGGCCTCGCTTCAATGTTCGTGGAGAAAAGATAATGGATATAAAATACAATGCTGACATAGGAGCTTTTGTAAATACTGCAAACGACGAACCAGTTACACAAGCAGAATTATTAGAATGGGCTGCTGCAAATCCAGAGCCAATCAAAGAAGATAAGAAACCAAACACAGAGATACTTGAAGAAGTAATTGAAACATTTAACAAAACAGGATAGGTTAACCAAATGGCCACAATAGACAAACCATTACCAAATACAAAAACAACTGTTGAAGTTCCAGGAGAAGTGGAGATTCAAGAAGCGATCAAAGAAAACGTAGAAGAAATTCAAGAAAAAGGTGGACCCGTTGAAATAGAAATGACAGAAGAAGGTGGTGCTGAAGTTTCGTTTGATCCAAAAGTTGCAGCTCAAGAAGGCGGACAAGATCATTATGAAAATCTTGCAGAGTTTTTAGGTGATGAAATTTTAGAACCACTAGGTTCTAAAATGGTAGACCAATACAACGAATACAAAGAGTCCAGAGGTGACTGGGAAGAAACCTATAGAAACGGACTCGAACTTTTAGGATTTAAATATGAAAGAAGAACGGAACCATTTAGAGGAGCTTCTGGTGTCAATCACCCTGTACTTGCAGAAGCGGTTACGCAATTTCAAGCGCAAGCTTATAAAGAGTTACTCCCAGCTGACGGACCAGTCCGAACGCAAATAATGGGAGACTTAAATGTTCAAAAAGAAGAACAAGCAAAGCGTGTAAAAGATTTTATGAATTATCAAATTATGGATCAGATGAAAGAATATGAACCAGAGTTTGATCAAATGCTTTTCTACCTCCCTCTCTCAGGCTCTACTTTTAAGAAAGTATATTATGATGCTCTCTTAGGTAGAGCCGTGTCTAAGTTTGTACCTGCAGAAGATTTGATTGTACCTTATTCTGCAAACTCACTAGACGATGCAGATGCAGTAGTACACGTTATAAAAATTTCAGAAAACGAATTAAAGAAACAACAAGTTGCAGGATTTTATAGAGATGTAGAATTAGGTTCACCACCTGTAACTCAAAACCAATTACAAGATAAAAAATTAGAACTGGAAGGTATTTCAAAAGATGGTCAAGAAGATCAATACACATTGTATGAAGTACATACTAATTTAGATTTAGAGGGTTACGAAGATATGGGAGAAGACGGCGAACCAACAGGAATTAAACTTCCATATATTGTAACTGTTTCACAAGCGGGTAACAAAGTTTTATCTATTAGAAGAAATTACAAAGCGATGGATCCGTTAAAGAAAAAAGTAAATTATTTTGTGCAATTTAAATTTTTACCTGGCACAGGTTTTTATGGTTTTGGTCTAATCCATATGATTGGTGGATTAACTAGAACTGCAACAGCAGCTCTAAGACAGCTGTTAGATGCAGGAACTTTAGCTAACTTACCAGCCGGTTTTAAGTCTAGAGGTATAAGAGTCAGAGATGACGCTCAACCTTTACAACCTGGTGAGTTCAGAGACGTAGACGCTCCTGGTGGCAACATCAAGGATCAGTTTATGACTCTACCCTTTAAAGGTCCGGATGCAACACTTCTCCAACTAATGGGAGTTGTTGTATCCGCGGGCCAACGATTCGCGAGCATCGCAGATGCACAAGTGGGTGATATGAATCAAGCCGCTGCAGTCGGTACGACTGTAGCTTTATTGGAGCGTGGATCGCGGGTAATGTCAGCTATACACAAAAGATTATATGTCGGATTAAAACAAGAATTTAAATTATTAGCAGAAGTATTTAAAACATATTTACCGCCTGTATATCCTTATGATGTACCAGGTTCCT